GGTGGTGGTTCACAGAAAGCATTTCCTGGTGGTTCATATTCGGCAGTTGTAGTAGCAGAATGTATCGCCCAGTAATACTGTGGTTGTTGCTATGTGGTAGTGTAGCAGCACATGATATGACACCCACTTACCCTAAGTGGAAAATGTCTTTTATACCAACTGCTAAAATGACTACAATGAAAGTGTTTAATAAAAGAGCAGATGTACAATGGTATCAGATAGGGGTTTTTGATAAAGAATTTAAACCGATACCTTTTGTAACTAGATATAAAATACTTAGAATTAAGTACTTAAGTCATGTAAAGTTTGATATATACATAAATGATGACAATGTTAAAAAAGCAGAATATGTGTGTACTACATCAAAACTTAGAGGCAATGATGACTTTAAACCTATTGTAGAGTCTAGGATATGTTCGAGGTTTAAGTGAAACGGGTATTAATTTTGCTGTTGTTAGCGACACAAACAATAGCAGACAGCAACTCAATGAGTTTTTCATTACCAAGTATTAGTTCAGTAAGTGGTTCAGATAGTATTAGAGCAGGTGATTTAGATTGTAAGAACGCTATAGGTGGTAGTACTAACTTTGAAGTAGGAATGACAGGTGTAATTAACAATGCTGTTGTTCCAATTATAGGAAAAGCTAGTGATTTAAACCCACAAACTAAGGATATTGGATTATATGCTAGGATAATTATTCCTTTAGATGGCCCAAAAGAAAGAATAAACTGCAATACTTTGTACCAATTAGAGTTACAACGCAGAAGATTAGAGGTAGAAAGACTCAAACAAGAGATAGAATACCTAAAAATGATACAAAATGAAGGTGCATTTAATAACTAATGGCAGACTTAGAGGACATTGTAAGGCAAGGCGAAGGACTTAAAGATAGAAAGTTAAGGATTTTTGGTATAAAATTAAGTGGTGCTAGTATAGTTGGAGCATTAGCCTTTATTTCAACGATTGTTGGTACGCTGTACGGTGGCTTTCTTATGTACCAGAAAGTCGAAGGAATCGCAAATTTGGACTTAGACGCTATAGCTGGACAGATGTCAAAGACTTCAGCAGATGTTATAAGAATAGAAGAACATGCTAACGCAATTAAGATAGAATTAAAGAAAGATATGACCGATTTGCGTAATGCACAATGGAACTTAGAGTCAAAAGTTGATGGTAAACTACAGTCAGTAGATACAAAACTTACTAGCTACGATACAAAGCTAGATAGATTTGAAGTAAAAGTAGAAAAGACTAAAGTAGATATGGAAAAAAGAATACAAGAGTCTTTAGATAACCCACTAGCAAATTAGGAGATTATATGCCATACGGAAAAGGAACATACGGAAGCAAAAGAGGTAGACCACCTATGAAAAAAACTGCTAAAAGAAAAGCACCAATGAGGAAAGGTAAGAAGTAATGGCTAAAGATTCAAGATTAGCTAGGGCAGGTGTATCTGGGTTTAATAAACCAAAGCGTACACCTAATCACAAAACTAAAAGTCATGTAGTAGTAGCTAAAGAAGGTGGTAAAGTTAAGACTATAAGATTTGGACAACAAGGTGTTACTGGTGATAGAAAAAGTACAGCTAGGTCTAAATCATTTAAAGCTAGACATGGTAAAAACATAGCAAAAGGCAAAATGAGTGCTGCTTTTTGGTCTAACAAGGTGAAATGGTAATGGCTAAACGAGGACTATACGCAAACATTAATGCTAGAAAAAAAGCTGGTACAAGTAGAAGTAAAAAAAAATCTACTATTAGCAAAAAAGCCTATGCAAAAATGAAAAAGGGGTTTAAAAAGTGATTGAAGATAATAGAATACAGTTACAATTAGACAAACATTCTGGTCAGATAGCTAAGTTATTTAGTAAGATTGATGACACTAACGAAAAAATACAAAAAATATTTCATATATTAAATCAAATTAGATACTTTGTATTAGGTGGTGTTGCTTATTTTGTAGCGTCAGAAGTAGGTATGTTTAACCTGCTTAAGTTGGTAGCATGATAGGATTTTTAACAAATATAGCACCAATAGCTTTAGGATTTATTGGCAAATTGTTTGCTTTAAAAAGTCAAGCAGCACAAGAACAACAAAAATTAATGATACAGAATCTACAAGTTCGTAACGATTCTATCAATCAAGCAAGAGAAATGGCAACCAAAGAAAGTCCTATGGCTGCTATGAACAGAAGAATTATAATATTAACTATATTAGCCCTAGTTATATTTACACAGATAGCACCTGTGTTTTGGGATGTGCCTACAGTTATACCAACTGTTATTGAGGGTGCTAGTATATTAGGATTTCAATTGACACCAGATGTAGTAGAATATGTTACTGTAGAAGGGATGTTGAAGTTTGATGAAATATTTAGATGGGCAACAATGATAATCGAATTCTACTTTGGAGCACAATTAGCAAAAGGTAGGTAGTAATGAAAAGGGCGATAGTTATACCCGACCAGCATTTTCCGATACATGATGAAAGTGCAGTCAAAGTTGTATTAAAAGCGATAGATTTTGTAAAGCCAGATATATTTATTAATCTAGGTGATGTTGGAGAGTGGAGTTCTGTGTCTGGACATAGATACAAAAGACGCAAACGACCACCACTAGAGTACCAACTACCAGAAATAGATAAAGAAATTAAAGAGGTCAATAAACAAATTGACAGGTTTGACAAAGCATTAGATAAAGTTAAGTGTAACACTAGACATATTCTTGCTGGTAATCATGACGAATGGCTAGATGCGTTTGTAGAAGAAAACCCATACTTAGACCAGTACACTTTTAGAAATGCGTGTAAATGGGATGAGAGAGGCTATGAGTATCGCAAGTACAATGAGGTTTTAACCATTGGTAAGTTGTCTTTTATACATGGTGCGTATACAGGTAATAACCATGCAAAAAAACATTTAGATGCTTACGGTACAAATATGGTTTATGGGCATGTACACGATGTAGCTAGATACTCAGCTACTAGATTGTTAGATGGAAACATTAGTTCGTGGGCAATGGGTTGTTTAAAAGATATGTCAGCAGAAAACAACACATGGTTAAAAGGTAGACTACATAACTGGAATCATGCTTTTGGAATTATAACTTTTTTTGACAATGGTAATTTTCAAGTAGAAGTAGTTGACATTGTAGAAGGCAGAGGTTCAGTATGGGGAAAAATAATTAAAGGATAAAGTATGACATATAGAGAATTAATAAATCAAGTGTTAATACGACTAAGAGAAGATACTATAACTAGCGATTGGTCTGGTGCAATAAACGATTCTACTACAGTATCAGCATATCAAAAAACTATAGGCGCATTAATTAATGATAGTAAAAGAAATATTGAAGGTTATCATGATTGGTTAAATTTAAGAGAAACAGTTAATATATCTACAGTAGCAGGTACTAAAAATTATAATTTAAGTTCTGGTCAAGAATTAAAAATTGTAGATGTTATAAATAATACAAGTGGAATTCATCTCAGTCAAGTAAGTAGACAATATATTAACACAGTTAAATATCCTACAGATGATACTGGAGAGCCTTTATATTATGCTTTTAATGGTAGTGATGCTTCTAATAATCTTAAAATAGATTTATCTCCCGTACCTACAACAGCACAAACTTTATCTTTTGATATTGTAAAGCCACAAGATGATTTATCTCTTGCTGCTACAGTATTAAAAATACCAAGTAAACCAGTAATACTTGGTGCATGGGCTAGAGCCATATCAGAGCGTGGTGAAGATGGTGGAACACAATCTAGTCTTATGGCACAAGAAACTGGAGAAGCTATTAAACAAGCAATTATGATAGATAGTGGCAATACTGAATATGAATCAGATTGGTATGTTAAAGAAAATTTTACTCAAGGAACTGTTAATTTTAGATAATGGCTAAACAATTAGACTATTTACCTTTACAAGATTTTGGTGTTAATGGAATTAATACACAAAGTAATCCTGCAACATTAGACCAAACATATCTTACAACTGCTGATAATGTAGTTATGAGAGAGTCTGGTAGAATATCTTTTAGAAAAGGTTTAAAACAAAAAGTAGTTCCTACTGGTACAGCTATAGGTTCTATGGTGGAGCATAATGATTCTGGTACTAATAAAATATTTGCTAGTCACGGTACTTCTATTTACACAGTTGATTTTACAACTCCTAATGCTGCCTTTCCTAGTAGTGGTGCTGATGTTAAGCATACCGTTGCTAACAGTACAGGCAATTGGCAATTTATTAATTTTAATAAAAGATTACATTGTTTACACACAGGAGTAGTGCCACAAAGATATGATGGAGCACAAAGTTCTGGTTCAAGATGGGCAGCACATACAACAGACCCAGCGTCTATAAGTACACTATTTGACCCTAGTTGTGGGTTTGGTGCATACGGAAAGTTGTGGGTAGGAGGCGTTACAGAAGCCCCAGATGTAGTATTTTATTCAGTTTTGCTTGATGGAGATGATTGGACTGGCACTGGTTCTGGTTTTATTGATTTAAAAACTGTATGGGGTAACGATGAAATTGTAGCATTAGCACCGTTTTATGGACAGTTAATTATATTTGGTAAAAATAATATTGTAATATATGATAATCCAGAAT